CGGTCACTTTCTCCGCGCCGCTTTTAAGCCAGTCGATTGCCGGCGCCACGTCACTCATAACCGACGCGGCAAACGACGACATAGCCGCCTTGATTTCGTCCACAATGCCGCTGATCATCGACCAGGCGTCTGAAAAGCTGGCGGTCACTCCGGCCCATAGCTCCGCGAAGAAATCGGACACGACCGACCAGGCGCCGGTCACTTTCTCCGCGCCGCTTTTAAGCCAGTCGATTGCCGGCGCCACGTCACTCATAACCGACGCGGCAAACGACGACATAGCCGCCTTGATTTCGTCCCAGTAGACGACGGCCGCAACGATAGCCGCGATCAGGGCCACAATGCCCAGAACTATCCACGTTATAGGGTTCGCCAGCATGACCAGGTTAACGGCCGCCATTATCGCTGAAAACACTTTCAGGACGGCCGACGCCGCGACAAAAGCGGCCACCATCTTGAAAATCATCTCGCCGTTGCGTTCAACAAACGACGCGAACTTCCCTAGCTTGTCAAGGCCCGCGCCCAACATTTCGGCTATGTCGTACTTGTCGTTAAACTCGATAACCGCCCGGGTCACGGCTTTTAAGCGCGTCCAAAGGTTCCCCATAAATTCGGTGATTCGGGTGCGTATCAGGTCTTTGTTGGCCACTATCCACTCGCGCCACTTGCTCAGGGTCTTCGTTATCGCGGGGGTCATCGGAAGTATCACCTGCTGCAACAGCCCCATCAGGCTGCGCTTCAAGCTGTTCGCCGCGTCGTTGTACGCTTCGGCGGCTTTGGCCTGGGCCATGGTTATGTTGCCGTTCTCGTTCTGCTCTTTGCGAAGGGCGGCAATGGCTTCGGAACTATTGTCGGCAATGTTGACGAGCTTCAAACCTTGCCGGCTGAACGCCGCGTTCGCCAGGGCGGCTTTTTCGGTGGCGCTGTCCGCGTTGCGCATCGCGTCGATGTATATTTCGAACGCTTTGGCCACGTCGTCGGTCCCCTGCAGTTGCTTTAAAAGCTGCGGGTTTATCTTTTTAAGGCCGGTAACTAGCGGGCCCATTCCGCCTTTGGCTTCGCCTAGACGCTTCGAAAACGCGCCCAGGGACTTGTCCAGAAGGCCCGTGGATACGCCGGACTGCTCCGCCACAAACTTCCATTCTTGCAGGTCTTCGATGGGGAACTGAAGGCGCCGCGATTGCTTCGCCAGTTCGTCGGCCGCGTCGGCCGTTCGGTTTAATGCGGTAACCGCCGCGGCGGAACCGACGGCCAGGATTGCGCCGCCGAACTTTGCAACCCGCGCCGCCCCCTTGCCCATCTTTCCGACCAAGCGACTAACGGCACGATCAGCGGACCGCAACCCGCGCGACATAGCGCGGGTGAACTTCCGAACCTTCGTCTGCATACGCGAAACCGGAGCGGTTACGCGGTCCACCGCTTTAAATACTGCTTCTACTGAAAAGCGGCCCGCCATGCTTTACCCCTTCGGCTTCGAGTGCTCTGTGAGTTCGCCCCGGAGCCCCTCGTAGAAAAAACGAATCTCCCGGGCTTTTAGTGTACGTGGGTCGGGCAACCCCGGGTAGTCCCTGCAAACCTGCAAAAGCATTTCGCCGTATACCCGGTCCGCTGTGTGGCCCCGCTGGGGGTGCCTGAAGTCCGCACCCACCCGAACCAACGGAACCCCGACTAGTCCATTAAAAGCGCGAAAAGCGCCTCGCATACCTTCGCATCGTTGCCGGCCAGGCCCGCAAAAACGCTCGGGTGGACCCCGCACATATCGGACATAACGGCGTAGGTTTTCGCAACGTCGTGGCCCTTTTTCTTCCCGTCCATCGCCATAAGCGAAGCGCCGGTGCGTTCGTGAAACGTGATGGGGTCGCTATGCTTCGACAGGGCGTTGCTGGGCGTGTACACCGCTTCGCCGCCCTCATTCACCGTCAGGTCGCCGCGCTCCATCGCGCGAAGGATCCGACGTTTCTGTTTTGCGAATTGGCCCAGGTCTTCGGCGTCCATCAGGGACGTGTCCAGGTCCAGGTCCATTTCATCGGCGAAGCGGTCGAACTCTGCCTCGGCCACTTCAAGTGCCACCGGGTTCTCTTTCGTATCCATGGTTTTTGCCCTGTTGAGTGGGTGCCGTTCCCCCGGCCGAAGCCGAGGCGAAGGGTAGGGCGTCCCGAACGGCACAGCGCCCCTTTCGCTCTTACTGTGCGGTCAGAATGCCCGGGCCCACCAGCGACACGGCCGCAGTGGCGTTCTGGCTGCTTGCTTGCAGTTCGCCGGTAATTTGCGCGGTGCCCTGGAACGTTATCCCGGACGCGTAGGTAATCGCTACGGGGAAGTAGTCGAAGCGGTTCGACAGGTTCTGCAAAAACTCATGGTCCCCGCGGGCGTCGTCCACTTCCAGGGTCATGCCGTCCAGCGACAGGGGCACGCGGGTCTTGATAAGACGGGCGGTGCCGTTGCCGTTGGCCTGGACTTCGTTTTCGAAGCCGCCCAACTTGCGCTGCGCTTCGGCGTCTGCGGCGACCGGGAAGTTCCGGCCGTCCAGCGTAATTGATTCAATGCTGCCTCCAGTTGCTGCCATTTTGCGCACTCCTATACAGTGTTATACTTTTGCCGATTCTCAGTGGCCGTGAGAACTTGAAGGTTCCAAGGCACGTGCAGACCGGATACGTTTTGCCCGCAAAGAGGAACAATATGGTCCACTTCGTGCGAGTTTTCAGTTTCAACCGTAAGCCTAACAGCTTCTGCGTAAAAACTTTCTATTTCCGCGAGATGACCTGCGCCCAACCAAAGCGGGGTTCTGCGGATTTTACTGGCGCGGTATTTGCTGTTTCGCGCTAAAACTTTATGTGGGTTGCGCTGCCCCCACTCCGCCACAGACTGCGCTTTTTGGTTACGGTTTCTCGCGTACCACCTTTGGTCTTTAGCCTTAAACACTTCCGGCCGTTCTCTACGCCGCCGCGCTTCTCGTAGGAGCACTGCTTCCTTGTTTCTTGCGTAGTACCCCCGGCGGGCCGCGTTTACCTCGTCGCTTTTTGAAGCCCGCAACGTGTTCTCCGCTTCGCGCCTGCACCGAACGCAGTGGCCGGACAGATACCTCGCCGAAAAGTGCCCCCGTCTACAGGGTTCGCCGGTGTGGTATGTCTTTTCGCCGGCCGCTACGGCCTCCTGCTTCGGGGTCATGTCACGCTACCAAGGGCTGCTCGCCAAAATAGAAGCCGAAGTCCAGGTCCACCGAAATGATGTTCGCGTTGCCGCTCAGTTGTACGGTTGTCAGTACGTCCAGGCGTTTCGGGTTCTGGTCGTTAATCGCGGCCTGGGTCGCCGCTTTGGCGCTTTCCGGGTCGCTGATAATCGCATTCAGTGCCAGGCTATCCAACAGCGAAGCCACGGCCGCTTTGGCCGCCTTCGGCTGTTTGGCCTCCCGGTTAGTGGTCGGCTGGTCGTCCGGGATAAGCGGCGCGCCGTCCCACTGAGGGGTTGCAAAAATCAGGTCAAGGTTGAAAATGATATTTTGCAGCTTCACCACGTCGCAAACATACCGGTAGGCCGGGATGGGGTCGCCGGTCGGGTGGTAGAACGTCACGGTGTCCGACACGTTCACCACGCCGTCTTTAACTTCAATGGTTGAGCTTCCGCCCTTCACAGCCTGGTCGCGCTGCGGGTAGGCCCACTGCACGCCGTCCGCGCCTGGCGTTAATCCGGTCGCCACTTGGCTGCCGTAATCGCGGGCCGGGTTGTTGTTTGCCACCACGACCACGCGGGCAAGCTGGCGGGCCGCTACCGCGAAGGGGAGGTCGTTCGACCCGGGGGCGACTAGCTGGGCGTTGGTGCGGTCGGTCTTGCGGGCTTCCGGAACGGCGATAGCGTTTGCCACGGTCGTTGCGGTGTTGCCCGTGAAGACGACCAGGGGCCTACGCGTCAGGGCGCCCCACCGGCCTTCGCCGAAGGTGCTGAACGCGTCCAGGGCCACGGTGTCGTCGATGTCCAGGCAGTTGAGCGCCATGGTTTCCCACACGTTGCCCACCTGGTCCAAAGCGGTCTGAACGTCCGGGTTCGCCAGGCCGCCGGAAAGCTGAGTGACTGCGATAGTGGCCGCGCCCGTTTCGGGGGTCACGACTTCAACGAAAACGCCGTTTGAACTTTCGCCGGCCCACTTGGCTTCCAGGCCCACGTCGGTTGCGTTGTCGGTAGCAACCACGGGCATTTCCAGAACCGCGTTAATCGCTTCGGTTATAGCCGTTACAATGTCGCCCACGGCGTCGCCTACGCTAACCACGAACGGCTCCGACCGGATGTTATTCACCAGGACGGTGTAAGCTCCGGCGCTTGTCTGGTCGGCCGTGGGTGTAATGTCGCCCGAAGCCGCAACGCCGCTGGCGTCGTCTTCCAGCGGGTAGACAGTCACCGGTACTGTCCCCACGCCGTCACCGTTCACCGGCAACAGTTGCCGGGCCGCCAGGTGTATGGGCGACCCGAAGCCGTAGCGGCTGCCCGCCTGGCTTGCGCTTGTGATCTGGAACTTGGCGGTGTCGTATGTTGCGACGGTGCTGCCCTGCCCGATAAGTGCGACCCGTTGCGGCAAGAACAAAACGCCCCCCGCCCGCAAGTCTTTAAACGTCGTTTTGATGCCGACTACGCGGGCAACCGCGGAAGCATCGACTGCGCTAGAAAGTGCCATTTTTTGCTCTCCTGTTATGCCGTGTAATCGTAGTCGGCCTCGACCACAATTTCGTCGTTTTCGGTTCGTTCCACGTCAACCGACAACAGCTCCAACGTCACCGGCTGGACTTGAGGGCTGTATTCGTTAAATTCTACCCGAAAAGACAGGCGCGCGCCTACAATGTGGTGCACGTTCTCGCTGTCTTGCTGCGGTTGAAAAATAGAAATGTTGTCGACCCACCGGCGCCAAACGACGCCGCGAAGGGCCAGGTACGTGTATTCGCCAGCCATCAAAATGTTGCGCACCAGGCGCACGGCCCGCTGGGCTACTTCGGCCGCGTTTTGGTCGCCGGCAACGTGACCGCCGCCCGGATTGTTCGCGCTCTTCCCGTACCCGTAGCAGTCGATGTTAATGGACGCGCTGCTTTTCTGCCGTTCCACAATGTTGCCGGCGGACATATCGAACGTGCACGAATCCCACCAAACGTTAACGATGGGTGACCGGTCCTGGGTCTTGCTGGGTAGGTTTTCCCAGGGCGTCGCGCGCTCCTGGAACACACGGAGCTTCCAAAGTTCCGGGTCCTTGCCGGCTGCGGTGGCCAGCGACATTTGGGACGCGACTTCCAGGGCAAGAATGGCGGCGATCTGGTCGCGCACAATCTCCACGGCGTCCTGCTTGTCGATTAGCTCGAGGGTCATTCGTCGTAGCCCTCCAAAATGCACACGACAAGGCCGGCTGCCCGGTCTGGGTTAGCCTGGCGAACAATAAAGACGTGGGGCCGCCCGTTTATGTCGTTGAACTTCACGACCCAGGGCTTTTTGCTGGTATCTGCTACGCCGCGCGGGAGTGAAAAGCCGGCCGCGTACAATGTAGAAATCCGGAGTGCTACCGAAGCCAGGCGGCCGCCTACAAGCTCCCCG